TAAGGGGGGTAAAACGAAATGCGATAAATTGAGTTATTCCACATAAACGGAATAGCTTTGATATACAAATAGTTATGATTGAATAGGAGAGGAGAGAGGGAAAAACGAAAAGTTTACTCTGCTTTACTTTGGCTTTACTTTAGACTTTACTCTGAATAGTTTGAACGCCTATCTGCTTTACACTGCAGCGAAAACTTAATATACGGTGGAGTAGGAGAGGAGAGGGGTGAGCACATTGGCCGCAGAACGCTTTTATTTAAGCGGATTGCGGCTTTTTTATGCTCTGTTGATAGGATTATCATTTCATATTAAAATAGCCTGAATTCGGCGTTCAAAATAGCGGAAATAGGAGAGGGGCAAATGGTATTCATTTGAGGGTGGAATATTGCGTTTTTTAGGGGTTGGTTGTGCATTTGGTTGTGCGTTTGGTTGTGCATTTTTGTAATAAAAAAAACGAAATGTTTTTAATGGTTGTGCATTTGGTTGTGCATTTCCCGTTAAAAATAGACGTGTTTAGATATAGAAATTGCCTATTTATTAGCTGTTTTATAGTTGTTTTGTGGTTTTCAGAGGGGGAAAATACCATAAAAAAATAATAGAAATCAGCATATATTGTTGTTTAATATGCTGATATACAATATAATGAATAACTGATTCTTATTTGATAAAAATCAAAAGTGCGTGTGCAGCTAATATTTGGGACACTTTTTCCCGAAAATTATACGACATCTGCACATATTGCATCGGGTGCAGCCGATTGTTGTGTACCCAATAACTTTACTTGTTCTTTTAATTTGCCGATTTCCTCTGCTTGTTCTGCGATTTTCTCTATAAAGTAGTGGGTGTTTTGGTCGGGAGGTGTGTATTGCGTCTGAGAGGTAGAATTATACAGCATCTCCCCTCTTTCCATTAATAACCACTCTGCTGATATATTCGCATTTGCGCATACTTTTTCGAGGACATCATAAGATGGCTTACCTTGCCTCGTACCTACAACATTCTCAATCACAGTAGCAGATACACCTATTGCGTTGGCAAAAGCTCGTTTGTTTCCGCCGTACAATTCTTTGATAATATGGTTCATTCGTTCATTTATAGTCATACCTCTCCTATTTTATTTGCGCAAAAGCGAATAAAATATTCGCAATTACTTGTTTTATTCGCAAATGCGAATTATATTTGCAGCACGATAACAATGTAAACGGCTGTAAAAGTACAAAAAGCGGTTGATATTGCAATGAATAACTAATAAAAACAGAATTATGCAAGCAATTAAGGTACAAATCTATTTTTCGGAATGGGAAAAAGTAAGTGATTTTATTTCTGAAATAAATATAGATGAAGAAATGGCGGCTTACGCTATTGATAACAGAACTATGGTGATAGCGACAGTTGGAGAGTGTTCTATGGCCTATGCAAAGGCACAGCTGAAAACTTGGTTTAGTGATCCTACTATTGAAACCATTAAATAAGAAAAACATGAAAAAGAGAATTGTAGTTGAGTACGGGAAAATATCCCAAATCTCAAAAGATTTTAAGGTGACGAGGCAGGCCGTTTATAAGGCATTGAATTATTTGAGTAATAGTTCTAAGGCTACATTAATCCGAAAGGTAGCCATTGAACGTGGAGGCGTTGAAATCGGTGATCAAAAGGAAACGGCATGAAAAGGATGTTTTTGCTCCTTTTGGGAGATGAGTTTAAAGAGTATTTCTCTTTGACTACAAAGCAAAAGTTTTATGTGTGGTATTTCTGCTTGAGTTTCTGTTTTTTGTGTATAACAGATGATAGTCCGATTTGGGCGATTATAGTGGTGGTTTTGAATTTTGCTAATGCCGCCCGTCTGATTAAAAAAGTACCAATTTCAACCGATGACAAAGATATTTAAAATAGGTGAATCCCGGACGGTCTTTTGAGGTGGTTCGATTCCGCCTCCGGGGACTAAGATTTTAAAATAATGGAGTATTTCAATAAAATAGTATGCGTAACAGTTCAGGAATTAACCAGCTCTGAAAATGGAGAACCGGTGATTTCATTATGGACGCTTTATTCTTTAATTCGGAGAGGTAAGGCTCAACGGGTTAATAGAGGCGGTGGTCTTGATAATTACGCTCTTATTGATTACTTGTCCTTACCTGAACGTTACCGGATCCGCTTTGAGCAAAAGTATGGGGATCCGGTGGAGTTAATCAAAGAGAAGTGTATGAAAAACAGGCTTAAAATAGATGAAGCAGCCCGGATATTCTTTGAGGATTACCGGTATGATAAGGCCGGGGAGTTAGTAAGTCTCACAGAACCCAAAAAAGCTGAATATACCATCAACGCCTCAGTACTGAACGAGTTGATATCGATCCTGAATGACCGGGAGGGCTATCGCAAGGCTTTGGGTGGAAGTACAAAGAAAGTATGGGAAACGATTATCGGAACGGCAGACCGCCTCCGTGACTCTTATGGCCATACGCTACCTGAAAACGCCGCCCGGCTGAAAGACAAAATAAACCAATACAAAAAAGAGGGTTACTCCTGCTTGATCAGCAAGAAAATGGGAAATGGCAATACCCTGAAAATAACCGAGGAAGCCGGTAACATGATTATAGCGTTAAAGCGGAGCAGCGTTCCCGTTTATACAGATGCTCAAATATTCGTGGAATTCAACCGGATTGCAGATGAGAAAGGTTGGAAGCAGCTCCGGAGCATTCAGAGCCTCCGGCAATTCCTGAACCGTCCTGACATCGAACCGTTATGGTACGATGCCGTTCACGGGGAGCTGAAAGCTCACCAGCGTTACAGCCGCAAGAATAAAACCGAGCTTCCCTCGATGCGTGACTCCTTGTGGTATGGTGATGGTACGAAAATCAATTTGTACTATAAAGACTATGACAAGGACGGTAAGCTGGTGGTTCGTACCACTCAGGTTTACGAGGTCATCGATGCTTATTCGGAGGTATTTTTGGGATACCATATTTCAGACAGCGAGGACTACGAGGCGCAATATAATGCCTACCGCATGGCCATTCAGGTATCAGGTCATAAGCCTTACGAGCTGGTGCATGATAATCAGGGAGGCCACAAGAAACTGCAGAATAGCCATTTCTTTGATAAGATTGTCGGCCATGTTCATAGAACCACGGCTCCATACAGCGGGCAATCCAAAACGATAGAGAGCGTTTTCGGACGTTTTCAGGCTGAGGTTCTGCATAAGGATTGGAGGTTCACCGGTCAAAATATCACCACCAAAAAGGACACGAGCCGCCCGAATTTAGAGCGTATCGAGGCGAACAAGGATAAACTTTACACTTTGGCCGAACTGAAAGCAGCATACGCTGCCGCCCGGAAAGAATGGAACGAAAGCAAGCATTTTGCTACCGGGGTGAACCGCATCGAGATGTACCAAAATAGCGTGAACCCTGATACCCCGACAGTGGGTGTTCTCGACATGATCGAGATGTTTTGGGTGATGACTGATAAACCCTCCACTTACACAGATAACGGTCTGAAAATAACCATTAAAAAACGTGAGTTTACATACGAGGTTTACGAGGTTCCGGGTGTTCCCGACCATGAATTCCTAAGAAAAAACAGAGGGCAAAAGTTCTACACCATGTACGATCCTTATGACCATACTTCGGTACGGCTATACAAGAAAGATAAAGCCGGAGAGCTGCGATTTGTACGAACTGCAGAGCCTTATATCGTCATCCACCGGAATATTCAGGAACAGACCGAGGGCGAAATGTCCTTTATCCGCCGGAATATAGAGGCGAACACGGAGGATCGCATCGAGCGTCAGGTTGATGCACGTATCATCGAGCAGGCGCACGGCGTGAGTATGGAACAACAGGGACTCAAACGTCCGAAATTGAAAGGTGCAAAGAGCGAAACGGAGCGTGAAATTGAACGCCGAGTCCGCCGGTACAGTCAGGATCCGGAACAGCTCTCCGCCGGTAAGGTGACAAAGCTAATAAGCAACATCACGTTTGACCAGCTGAATGGTGACATCCGCCTGAATGAAAAGAAAGTAGCAGGAAAATTATAATTCTAAATAAAATGAACAGTACAATGACACAGCAAGAGAAAGACAGTATCCGTGAAGCTCTCCGGGTATATGCAGCAAAGTATTCCAGCCAAAAAAAGGCTGCGGCAAGTTTGAACGGCGTATCTGCCGGGACATTGAGTGCCGTGGTTAACGGCAAGTATGAGAGTATCAGTGATGATATGTTCCGCAATATCATCTCTCAGATAACCCCTGCAGCTGCGGCCACCGGTTGGCAGCTCGTGGAAACGAACTCCTTTCAGGAGATATGGTATGCCCTGAGCGATGCGCAGGAATTTAAAAAAGTCCGCTGGATCGTGGGTGGTGCGGGATGTGGCAAAACAACGACAGCCACCATGTACGCACAAAAGAATCATGAGGTGTTCGTCATCCTTTGTGATGAGGATATGCGGAAAGGTGATTTTGTTCGGGAGATCGCCCGTAAACTCGGTTTTAAGACTTGCGGGATGCGTATCCGTGAAATATTGGACTTGGCCATCGAGAGCATCATACAGATGGAAAATCCACTTTTGGTGTTCGATGAGGGTGATAAGTTGAATGATAACGTGTTTCACTACTTTATCAACCTGTATAACCGGCTGGAGGGCAAATGCGGGATTACTTTCTTATCCACCGATTACATCCAGCATCGTATTGACTGCGGTTTGAACCACAACCGGAAAGGCTATAACGAGATTTATTCCCGCATTGGGCGTAAGTTCTTTGAGCTGGAACCAACCTCCCATAATGATGTATTTGCCATTTGCCAAGCCAACGGACTGATGGATAAAAAACTTATTGCAAACGTGATCGATGTGACGGAAAAATCGGAGTTTGATTTGCGATGCGTGAAAGATGCCATTCACCGGGAGAAAAAGGTGGCGGCAGCGAAATAGTATAAAACCCTGTTCAAACGCTGGTTGAACGGCGTTTGAACGTAATTCAAAAAATATATGAGCAAAATTGAAGAAGTCTTTAGAGGTTTAGGAAGAACAGAGAAAGCGAAATTTATTTCGCAAAATATTGATTACGCAAATGCGGATGCAATAGCCGAGTATGTAAGTGCCTACCTTTTCGATGTCCTTAAAGATGTCGGAAACGATGAATATGTAGCAACGTACCTTAAAGAAAAAGGTTACAAAGTGACAAAGGAGTAACAATTCAAATGAGAATATATATGAAACAAATTGTTTTACCACTCGCAAGCCGGTTTCCGGTAGGCCATTTTAAAAGAGGCCAACTCACCGGCTTTCCTGAGAAAGTAATTAAAGGAACCAAGATCCACACGTTTCGTGAGGATCCGGGCAAATGGGCGTACAACGTGGAGCTTATCAACTCCCATAATGCGGAGCTATCTATCCGCCGGTGGATTGGCCGTCCTTATCACACTCCGCAGCTGGAGGTGAAAAGATTGAAGAAAATCGGTATCCAGCAGGTGCAAATGACATGGGACTCCGATATCGAGCAGCCGACCGTTTTCATAGACGGAAAACGTATCCTAAACGTGGAGCAGCTGGCTGCTAATGACGGGATGACTCTCGATGATTTCGTGAGCTGGTTTTTTAAGACCTCCAACACATTCGAGGGAGTGATTATTCATTTTACAGATTTCAGATATTGATTTATGGCACGGGCATTATCGGTAACAGAAGCAGTAAGCATGAAGAAAGAAACGCTCAAGCTGACAGGCGCATGGGCGGACGCTTTCGGAGAGCCTGAACGGATTGGCGTTTGGTTTATTTGGGGCAATAGTGGTAACGGGAAAAGCAGCTTTGTCATGCAGCTTTGTAAAGAGCTGGCAAAGTTTGGGCGGGTGGCTTATGACAGCCTCGAAGAGGGTGCGAGCCTCACCATGCAGAACACGCTCCGCCGTTTCAACATGGCCGAGGTAAACCGCCGTTTCCAGCTGCTTGACTGTGAGCCGATGTCCGAGCTTGGTGAAAGAATGGATAAGCATAAAAGCCCCGATTTTTACGTCATTGACAGTTTCCAATACACCCAAATGAGCTATAAAGAATACATCAAATTTAAGGAGGCGCACCGGAACAAGCTGCTGATTTTTATCAGCCATGCAGATGGCCGGAACCCTGATGGTCGGAGCGCAAAGAAAGTGATGTATGATGCCGCCCTGAAAATTTACGTGGAGGGGTTTCGGGCTTTCTCGAAAGGCCGCTTTTTCGGCTCCGTGGGGCATTTTACAATTTGGGATGAGGGTGCGGTAAGATATTGGGGAGATAACGCTTAAAACGAACGGAAATGAGTAAAAATAATCAAGTTATAACGATTTCGCCTCCCATGTTTATCGGGGAGGGAAATCAGAAAGAAAGTATCTCCAGCAAAGGCCACCGGTGTAGCTATTGCCACGGTAACGGTTTCTTTTGGGGAGAGGAACAACGGGAACGGGTGAAAGTTGATTGCCCGGTCTGCAAAGGTAGCGGTAAACTCGATGCCGTGATAACTATCGAGTGGAAACCTGCAAAATAGAATGAACGATGGAAAAAGAAGTACCTGAAAATATATTGGCGAAAATTAGAAAGCTGCTCCGGTTAAAAGAATCCGCCATAAAAATCGGATCCGAGGGAGAAGCCCATGCAGCTGCGGAGGCTGTAAACCGGCTGCTGACATCCTATAACTTGTCATTGATGGATGTTACCCCGGAAGAACAAAAGAATATGATATCCGTGACTGAATCGGAGAAAATAACCTATCAGGACACGTATGGGAATATTTGGAAAAGGGATTTGTTGCGGATTATATGCGAGTATAATTTTTGCCGGATTTTGTTGCATGGAGGTACGACTTACATGGTGGTAGTCGGTACACGGGAAAATGCGGAAGTTGTGCTCTCGCTTTATAATTACTTGAGGTCTGTATTCCGCCGGTTGTCGGTAGAACGTTGCACCGAGTATGTGGCTACCCGCAGAGGGTATTACCGGACAAAGAAGTTTAAACGGAATTATATAAAATCTTATTTGTTGGGATGTTGCACCGGTTTGCGGAAACAATTTGAGAGCATTCGGAAAACAGCGGAGGAAACCGGACTGATGCTGTGTCACAACCATTTGATTGATGATTATTTTCAATCGATAGGCACAACCACCCATAAATCCAAGAACCGGAATAAAGTGAACACTTCCGCCTATTGTTCCGGGTACGATGACGGTTCAAAGATCAATTTAAACAAGCAAATCAATGGGAAATGATCTTTATCAAATAGGCTTACCGGTGGCCTCTTTAAGTACAGTCCTTATGAATTGGACTTGCTTTAACCGACCGGAGAAATTGCTGATCAGCCCGGCCAAGAAAGATGATTGGGCGGTGGTTGAACTCCGGAACCCGGAGCTGGCCGCAGCTATCATCAAGGATGTGCCGGAGGCAATGGTAAAAGTAGTACAACAACCTGTAAAAGTCGTGCAAATATGAAAGCGTTATCAGCATTAAGACAGGTATTCAGCCTGAAAAAGAACGAGGAACTCGGCAGAAAGTTCTCTCCCGAAGAATTGAAACGTATTGTCGATGCCATGAAAGAGTATGCGGCATCCAAGCTGCAGGAGCAGCGAGCCATTTGTCAGCGTGAATTTGAGTTGGCCTATGACTCCGGCGAAAGTAATTTGGGGACGAACCCGGCCATTACCGAATTGTACGTTCTGCAATCCCTAAAAGAGAGTGAAACCCCTGAACTTGATTGATTATGGCAAAGACAAACAGTTATTCACGTTTTTGGACGCTGCTGGCGAAAATGCCCTGTTCTGACAGGGACGGTTTAAAGCTGCAGCTTGTATCCAGCTTTACGAATGGGCGGACGGACTCACTGAGAGAAATGACTTTGAGTGAATATAACTCGATGATACGGGAGATGGAGAAGCAGACCGGATCCAGCCGTCCGGTCAGTTACGAGGTTCTGAAAAAGAAACGCTCTGCCGTTCTCCACCAAATGCAGTTGATGGGTATTGATACGGCAAATTGGGCGGCGGTGGATAACTTTTGTTTGGGCGTTCGTATCGCAGGAAAGAAATTCAGGGAGTTGTCCGCTGATGATTTGGATGCGGTATTGCTCCGGATCCGCTCCATCCGGCAAAAGGATATGCAGAAAGCAAAGAAAGAACTCAATTAACTTATTTATAAACCATTTAAAATGTGATATTATGGCACAGATTGAAGAAAAGCAGACTGTTGAAATGACGGCAGAGGAAAAGGCTCAATTCGAGGCTTTCCGTAAAGAAAAGGCCAAAAAAGAGGCTCAGGAAAAGGCGAAAGCCGAACGTGAAACGTACCGCCAAATGGTGGATGATGAAGTGAACAGCGCAATCCCGGTACTCCTCTCCTTGAGTGAGGATATCAAGGAAACCAAAAAGACGGTGCTGGAGAACTTTAAGAGTATCCTTGACATGAAATGCGAGGTTCTGAAAGTCGTAAAGGATGACCAGCGCAGCCATACCT